TGGCGCAAATCCGCGCGCCACGGCGCATCGTACGCGATGCCAACGGACGCGCACAGGGGCTTGAATAATGGGCAAGGCCATAACGGAAATCGACAGCTATGCCGGCCCGATGTCGGGCACGACGAAGCTTCCTGTATCGGATAGCGATACGCTGCAAGCTGGCACCGCATCGCAGGTGCTGACCTACATTGTTGCGAACCTGGGTAACGCAGCCACCAAAAACACCGGAACCACCACCGGCACCGTGGCGGCTGGGGACCACGCGCACGGCAGCTACGCCGCAACCGGAGCGATTGGATCAAGCGGTCTGACGATGGCAACCGCCAAGCTGCTGGGGCGCAGCACCGCCAGCACGGGCGCGGTCGAAGAGATCACGCTCGGCACGAATTTGTCATTCAGCGGAACAACCTTGAATGCGGCTGGGGGCTCTAGTATCGGAGAGAGGCGTCACTCCTACTCGTCACCGTACAGCTATGCCGGTACTGCGCCGACAGGAACTGCCGACTCCGCGTCTGGATGGACCATCGCACGCATCCATGTCGCAGCCAACGGCACCACGACAGTAACCCACGCAACCGGCGCGTGGGCCGACCGCGCTACCCTGACCTACACCTAACCAGAGGATCGCTATGCCCATCAATGCCTTCACCCCCATCGTCAAGGACAGCATCGAGTACCCGCACTACGCGGTGCAAATGATCGTGTCGCCCGGCATCGAAGTCGCCGACATCAGCGCCCGCGTGGTCATCAACCTGACGCCCTACCGCGTGCGCTACGACAACACGATTGACGCCCTGACCGGCCCGGAAAACATGCGAACCGTGCTGATCAGCGACGCCTTCGTGCGTGCCCAATCCGATCCTGCATTGGCGCAGGCGCTGGGCACCATCATGTACGCGGTGCAGCAATACATCGCCGCGAAGGAGCTGTGACATGGCCGAGCGTTGGGCTGTAACGAACGGCAACTGGAGCAACCCGGCGATCTGGAACGGCGGCACGCTGCCAGGAGCTGGTGACGATGTGCATCCAAACACCTTTGAGGTGACCATTGATCAGGACGTCACGGTCGCCAGTCTTCGGACCCTGGCGGGTTCAACGGCGGCAGCCAACGGTATGTTTCGTGTCTATACGTCTCGCACGGTTTCGGGCGACTTGCGAGCAGACGCACAGATCGTTATTGCTTTCAGTGCAGGGCCGGGGGAAACACTGACCATCGTCGGCAACTGTTACGCCGGTACGGGCAATGCGATTAACACCGGTGGCGCCGGGGATCTTGTGGTCATCGGCAACTGCTATGGCGGCAGTGGGTATTTGGTTTCCGCCATTTGGCAGGCAGGTAGCGGCCAGGTTGACGTTATCGGCAACTGCTATGGCGGCAGTGGGTATTGTTCCGCCGTGGCGCTCAATTACAGCAGCGTTGGAGTTGTCAACGTTACCGGAAATTGCTACGCAGGCTCTGGCACTTACTGCGGTGGTGTCGTTGCCTGGGATACAGGCCCCATCAATGTCTACGGCGAGGCTGTTGCTGGGCTGGGCCTTAATCAGCCCGGCGTAACTATTCAGCCGACTACCGGGGCCTTTTTTGTTCAGGTGGCACGCTCGAACGACTACCCTAACGGCAGCGCAAGCAGCCCCTCCTACGGGATCTACGTCAATCAGCCTGTTGCTTCTGTCACGGTGGACGCCCTGGTTACGGGAAGCGGGGGCTGGCCTGCGGTAAATGGCCGCCACTTCGTCCGTCCGGCTGGGGTCAACTACGCCTCGTTTCGGCAGAGCAACGAAGGCCCGGCGGTCAACCTTGGCGAGCTTGCGGCCGACTACCCGGAGCAGGCAAACGTGCGGGCCGGCGTGTCGTTCGACTTCGGGAACAGGGTAGGAACATGCGCCGTGCCGCCTGCAGCAAGTGTGGCCCTGGGGGTGCCGGTGGATGCGGCGACGGGGACAGCCGCGCTGACCCCCACCGCACTGCTGGGCGTCGACCTCAAGGCCCGGATGGAGCAGTGCGCCACGGTGCAGACGGTGGGCGATCAGCTGGCTGCGCTGGGGGTGTGAGGTGCGCCACCACGCCCTGCAAGTCCTGATCGCGCTGGACCAGCTGGTCAACGCGATGCTGGGCGGCTGGGCGGATGAGACGCTGAGCAGTCGCGCATGGCGCACCGAGGCCAAGGGCCGGCCGTGGGGGCGCGTGATGCGCCCGCTGATTGATGCGCTGGCATGGCCGTTTGAGCATGACCACTGCCGACTGAGTTTTGAGAGCGAGCGCGATCAGCGGCAGCATCCGCCGGAGATGCGGGCATTGAAAGAAACACCATCATGAAACTACTCGACACCGCCCGCACCGGCCTGCAATCCCTCTGGGCCGCGCTGATGCCGTCTGCCGCGCCACAGCCCGGCGAACGGGGCGACCGGCTGGCCAGCGGGATCAACGTGCCCATCAACACGACCCTGCTGGCCATCGAAAAAGGCTCGGCGGTGTACCTGGAAGAGGGCGACAGCCTGCGCCTGACGGCCTCGGCGGCCTCGTCGCTGGAGGCCGTGTGCTCGTATGAGGAGATCGCCTGATGGCCGGCAACGGACGCATGCTGGGGGTTGACAACGCGGGCGCGCGCTACCGCTCCAGCGGCCTGTTTTCCATGGACGATCAGTACCTGGCGCGGCTTGGCAACCGCTGGAACAACTCGACGGGCTTCCCGCCCTGGACCCCGGTCAACCTGCAAACCGGCGGCAACTGGGCGACGATGCAATCGCAGCTGCAAAACATGATCGCCACCGCGTACGGGCCGTGTGGAGATGGTGTGACGACGCCCTCCGGCACGTATCCGGGGGGCAGCGCCTTTCAAGGCGGCGTGCTCCTGCCTGATGGGCGGGTGTTTTGCGTGCCGAGCAGCTCCACCAGCGCCCGCATCGCCGGGGCGGATCGCGGCCCCATCGACTTCAACATGACAACCTCGCCCTTCTTCAACAAATTCTAGGAGTCGCCCATGTACCGAGAACTGGAAACGATCAACGACGGCGTGGGCACGGTGGGGATTTATGCGAGTGAAGCAGCGTTTCGCACCGGGCAGGGGGCCATCAGCCGGTTTGCCTTCGCGATCCCGTCCGGCGCCGACCCCTTCGCGCTGGCGCAGACGGCAGACGAAAACGCCCCCCTCGTCCCGCGCGCCGTCACCATGCGCCAAGCCCGCCTCGCCTTGCTGGGTGCCGGCAAGCTGGCCGCCGTGGACGCGGCCATCAACGGCATGGCCGAGCCGACCAAGAGCGCGGCGCGGATCGAGTGGGAATACTCGGGCGAGGTGCAGCGTCACAATGGCTTCGTCGCAGCCCTTGGCCCGGCGCTGGGTCTGACAGAAGCGCAGATCGACGCGCTGTTCATTGCGGCGGCAAAGCTGTAACGCACCATGCTGCTCGCCAGCTACAAATCCACCCGCCCCGGTCTGCAAGGCATCGCCAACCGGGTGATTCGGTGGAGGCTGAGAGGCCAGTATTCGCACAGCGAGATCGTCTTCGAGCCGACCGACGGCGTGGACGACCTGATGCCGGACGGATCGGCTGCACCGGTCGATGGTGCATTGTGGTGCGTGTCATCCGTGGCCGCTGAGCGCCTTCCAGCGTGGTCGCAGCGCCGCGCCGGTTGCATGGGTGGGGTGCGGTTCAAGCGGATCGCGCTGAGCCCGGCGCGATGGGACTTTGTGCGGCTGCGTGGCGACGCCCGCCATGCGGCGGTGCGCGCCAGGATTCACGAAGGCGGCCTGTACGACTGGCAACAGGTGGCCGGCTATCTGTCATGGCTGATCCCAGACAAAGAAGGCCGCTGGAGTTGCGCCGAGCTGTGCGCTACGGCGCTGGGCATGGCCGAACCGTGGCGGATGGACCCGTGCGCGCTGCATTGCGCGGCCACCTGGGCGAATAGGTCATGAGCAATACCCTCGCGCTGCTGGTCTCGCCGGGTGGGGTATCGGTTGCCGTATCGACAGGTGGCGTCGATTTTTTCTATGCGCCCGGTGCCGAAGATGGCGCAGCGCCTGCCGTTGCCGGTGGCTACGGTGCGAAAAAGAGGTGGGTGATTCGCAAGGGCGGGAAGTTGGAGGTTTACAGCAACGCGGCGGATGCCATCGTCGCACTGGAATCCGAGCCGGCCAACGATGCCAAGGAATCGCCACCGGAGAAAGAGCAGCCGAAGCCGATCAAGCCGACACCGAAGCCGAAGCCGGTAGAGGTCATCACGCTGGGCCAGATCAAGGCACTGGCAAAGCAATACGACGAATTGCAGGCCTACCGGGATGCGGTCGCCAAGGCGCAATACGATGGCCTGCTTGCCTTGTTCGAGCGGTTGCAGGATGAAGAAGATGTGGAACTACTTTTGGCCTACGCATGACAACAACGCTTGAACAACGCCTGTACATGGGCAACCGTGCCAAAGAACTGTTGGAGAACGAGGCCTTCATTGCAGCGTTTGAAGACATTGAAAAGGAAATCATCGAATCATGGAAAGCAACACCAGCCCGCGACGCGGAAGGCCGCGAAAAACTGTGGACGTACCTAACGCTATTGAAGAAGGTGCGGACGCAACTGCAAACCACCCTGGAGACGGGCAAGCTGGCGCAACTGGACTTGCAACACCAGCAGTCGATCCGGGATCGGGTACGGGATTGGACGGGTTTGTGACCCGGCTGCTGGCCGCGCACGTTCGCAGCGGCTTTGCCATCCGTAGCGCCTATCACCCGGCGTCGGATGGGCGCATTGCCTTCCATGAGAACGGCTCGATTCCGGTGTTTGTCGGAGACGAGGCCGCGTTTGATGGCAACGGGAAACTGATCGAAATCTAGCCGAAGCGCAACCGGCATAGACAGGCACCTGCGGGTGCCTTTTTTGTTGTGCGAATGACCAGCGCAGTGATGCGTCGTCAAAGGAAATCAAATTGGACAATCCTTCCACGGAATCCAGCCAAAGCCCGCTGAACACCGATCAAGCGGCAAGCCTGTTTGCTGAAATGCTCGACCCCGAAAGGGAACAGCCTGAGCAACAGGCCGAAGGTGCGGAACCTGCCGCGCCGACAGAGGAAACGCCAGCAGAGCCGCAAGAGGCCGAACAGCAGGACGAACCGACCTACACCGTCACGATTGACGGCAAGGAGGTCGAAGTCCCGCTGTCGGAACTCAAGAACGGCTATCAGCGTCAGTCTGACTACACGCGCAAGACGATGGAAGCGGCGGAACTGCGAAAGCAGGCCGAAGCCGAAACCATGCGCGCACACCAGGAGCGGCAAGCCTACGCCGCGAACCTGCAACGGATGCAGGTTCAATTGGAAGGCGCGTTGCAAGAGCAACAACAGATTGATTGGCAAAAGCTACTTGAATCTGACCCGGTGGAGTACCTGAAACAGCAGCACCTTTTCCAGCAAAGGCAAGCGGCTTATCAGCAAAACCTCGCCCACCAGAATCAATTGATGGCGATGGCCAAGGCCGAGCAAGAGCAAGCCCATCAGCGACACCTAGCGAATCAATATGAAACGCTACTCAACAAACTTCCCGAATGGAAGGATGAGAAAAAGCTGACGGCTGAAAAAACAGCATTGCGTGAGTACCTGGTGCAAGAAGGCTTCGATACGAACGAAGTTTCCAGCATCTCGGACGCTCGGGCAGTTGTTTTGGCTCGTAAAGCCATGCTGTACGACCAGATGATTAGCAAGGCATCTGCGGCAGCAAAGAAGGTGCAAAACCTTCCAACAAAAATGGAACGAAGCGGAACTGGCCAATCCCAATCGCTTGACAAACGCGGTGCTGCATTCCAGCGCCTGAGCAAGTCGGGCAAGGTTGAGGACGCGGCTGCTGTCTTCGCAAGTCTTATCTAACGTCGAGAGACGCTGAAAGGAATTTAATCATGGGTGCTCCTTCTGGAACCTTCCTCACGACCGCCGCAATCGGCAACCGTGAAGACCTCTCGGATGCGATCTATCGCATCTCCCCCACCGCTACCCCGGTACTGTCCCGCGCCGCCAAAACCAAGGCAACCAATACGCTGCATGAGTGGCAAGTGCAGGAACTGGCCGCAGCCGCTTCGAACAAGCAAGCTGAAGGTGATGACGCCTCTGCAAAGACCGTCACCCCGACTGTCCGTTTGACGAACCGTACTCAAATCTCCACGAAGACGGTTATTGTTTCTGGTTCGCAGCAAGCCATGAACCCGGCTGGCCGCAAGGATGAACTGGCTTACCAGCTTGCCCTTGCATCGGCTGAAATCAAGCGCGATATGGAAACCGACCTGACTCAGCTTGATGTGTCGGCAACCTCTCCGCGTCAATCGCGTGGCCTGCGTGGCTGGGTTGTGGACAACGTGAACCGCAACGGCGGCACGTTGGCCAGCTACACCGGCAACACCGGCTATACGGCGGGCACGCAACGCGCCTTCACCGAGGCGCAGATCAAGGACGTTTTGCAGCAGTGCTACACCGCTGGCGGCGAACCCGACATGATCATGCTGCCCCCTGCGGCGAAGCAGACCTTCTCCTCGTTCTCGGGCAATGCCACCCGCATGGACAAGTCGGAAGATGCCAAGCTGTACGCGGCGGTGGACTTCTACGTGTCGGACTTCGGCACCATCGAAGCGGTTCCCAATCGCTTCATGGCCACCCGCGACGTGTTCCTGTTGCAGTCCGACAAGCTGGCCATCGCCTACCTGCGCCCGTTCTTCACCAAGGAACTGGCACCGACCGGCGACGCCGAGAAGCGCGAAATCATCGTTGAGTACACGCTCGAATGCCGTGCGCCCAAAGCGCACGGAGCCGTGTACGACATCCTATGATGACGGACTGACCAACCAAGCCCCTTCGGGGGCTTTTTCTTTGGAGGGCTTATGCCTCAACTCAGACAGAACGCAGATGGCTCCATGGGGGTCCAAGGCAATGATGTTGACAACGGCGGATTCGTCACGGTCAACATCGAATACAACGCGTCCAGCGTGGACAAAGTGTCCTTCGTGGCCACCCGCGCCTACGTGGTACATGGCATCACCGGGCGGCCCACGGTGGCGGGCACGGACGGCTCTGCCGTCACGGCAGTCATCAAGAAAGCCGCCAGCGCCACCGCCATCACGTCGGGCACCGCGCTGCATTCCAGCACCTACAACCTCAAGGGCACCGCCGACACGATTCAGGCGCTCACGCTGTCCACCACGGCCAGCGACCTGGAAATCCCGGCTGGTACTGCCATCGGGGTTGACTTCACCGGCACGCTGACCAGCGCAACCGGCGTGATTACGGTCACGCTCGCACCGGCCTAAACCGGCAATCGGGGTGAAAAGCCCCGTCCCATTTTCACTCTCACCGTTGGGAAACGTCGGAGTCCTCTATGTCTCAAATCTATAACGGCGGCTTCATCACCGTCACCGCTGCGGGCGGGACCATCGTCACCGGCGCGGCATCGGCGCGCATCGCCATTCCGGTCGCATCGGACGGAAACCGCCCGCGATTCATCCGCGTCTCCGGCATCAATGCCTGCTATGTGCGAATTGGTGATTCGTCGGTGGTGGCCACCAATGGAGACACGCTGATCCAGCCCGCTGACGCGGTGCTGATGCATGTCCCGAACGGCGTCACGCACATTGCGGCCATTCAGGACACCGCAGCCGGTCGCGTGAACGTGGTTCCTCTGGAAAACATTTGACATGCGCGCCGTCGTTGAGCAGGCCGGCGGCCTGAAATCCATCGTGGCGCTGGAGGATGGCGCGCTGATCACCGGGACCATTCAGGACTGCACGCCGATTGCAGAGCGCGCCAAGGCGATGCACAACGAGGGATTGCACGGCTCGGCAGACTGGAAATACGCGGGCGCTGTGCCATCCGTCATGATCGAAAAATACTGCAACGACAACGGCATCACGTTGCACGAGTTTTCAGCCAGCCAAGACCACAAAAAGCGCCTGCTGAATGACCCGGCCATCGCGCACTTCCGAATCTGGAAAGGGCGCGTATGAGCTTTTCCACCTATGCCGACCTGAAAACATCGGTGGCCACCTGGCTGCACCGCACCGACCTGACGGCGATGATCCCTGACTTTATCGCCCTGGCTGAAGCGCGGCTGAATGCCGATTTGGATACACGGGCCATGGAGTCGCGCTCGACCCTGACGGCCACATCGGGCAATGCCTGGCTGCCGCTGCCCACTGACCTGCTGGAAGTGCGCCGGCTGACCGTGATCACCGACCCGGTGCGCGTGCTGGAATATGCAGCGCCCGACCAGATCACGCACGACTTCAACTCAGGCGTGACCGGCATCCCGAACGCCTACGCCGTGATTGGCACACAAATCCAGTTGGCACCGACGCCGGACGCCGCGTATGACTTCGAACTGTCCTACTGGCAGCGCATTCCAGCCCTCAGCAACAGCAACACCAGCAACTGGCTGCTGGCTGCGTCGCCGGCTTGCTACCTGTACGGGGCATTGTGCGAAGCGGCCCCGTACATGCAGGACGATGAACGGATCGCCGTGTGGGAAGGTAAATACAAACAAGCCGTGGATGATGTCAATGCGATTGACTGGTATTCCGGCTCGACCATGAGAGTGAGGGCCGGCTAATGGCACTTGAATCCGCAACCTACATCAGCGACTTGGTATCAACCAACCCGACCGGGGCGGACAGTCGCGCCACGGCGGACGATCACCTCCGCTTGATCAAGTCCACCATCAAAACCACGTTCCCGAACGTGTCCGGCGCTGTCACGCCGACGCATACCGAACTGAATTACGTGGCTGGCGTCACCAGTGCGATTCAAACGCAGTTGGGTGGCAAGCTGGGCACCAGCAACAGCAACGTAGCAGCCAGCGGGTTGAAAACGGTTGGCTTCAATGCTGAGTATGACAACGGCAACAGCGGCACGACAAAGACCGTCACCCTGGCCAATGGACAGAAACAGAAACTGACGCTGACCGGAAACCTGACGCTCACCATTGATTTCACCGGCTGCACGGTGGGCGACTACCAAATCCGTTTGATTCAGGACGCCACTGGAAGCCGCACCCTCGCGGCGATAAGCGGTCTTTCTGCGTCGCGCTGGCTCGGTTCTGCGGCGCAACCCTCGCACAACACCGCATCGAATGGCGAAACCCTGCTGACGATTTCCGTGAAGACTGCTGCCAGTTCAACCGGCTGCGTTCAATCCATGGTGAAGGTGGGCGCGTAAATGGCTGTTCGTTATTGGGTTGGTGGCTCCGGGACTTGGGATAACAGTTCGACAACGAACTGGAGCACCACCAGCGGCGGAACTGGTGGCGCATCGGCCCCTACGGCTTCTGATGACGTAATCATCAACGGTAGCAGCGGAAGCGGCACGATCACCGCATCCGGCGCAAGTTTTTGCGCCAGTTTGGTTTGTACTGGATACATCGGAACCTTGGCAGGGACGATTAGCGGCATGTCCGGCGATGTTACCCTTTCATCTGGCGGAACTTATACCGACTTGGTTCTTGTAATTATCAAAACACTAACGTTGACCAGTGCCGGGAAAACAGTTTCACAAATAAGCCTAACCAATGTTAATTTGGGCTTTGAGTACACCGTAACCTGCGCCGATGCTTTGTCTTGCACGGACCTGCAACTTGGTTCTCGTTCAACGCTAAAACTGAAAAACGGCGTTACCAGTTCGATTTCCACGTTTACATCGCCGTCAAGCGATGCAAACGGAAAGTTGCAATCAACTTCTGCGGGTTCGCAAGCCACCTTGAGCGACACCAGCGGAAACAATGTCATGGATTACTTGACGGTTCAGGACATCGCTTTTACGGGTGGCGCAACGTGGCAACTTGGAGCTTCGTCGGTTGACGGCGGGAACAATACCGGGCTGTATGGGCAGTCTGCGTCCGTGGTTGACCCCATTTTTGTTCAAAGTCTCGCATGATTCCAATCAAAGACTTAGGCTCAGTCGGGTTTGTCCCTGATCAACTGGCCCAGGAACTGCCGGACGCTGGGTTGTCCAGTGTCTCCAATGTTCGCACGCGAGACGGGCATATCGAGCGCATCGGCGGTGATACGGCCATCTACACGACACCACCTGTCACCCCGTATTTCTGTCTTCCCTACGCGGCTGGTTCTTCGCGGTTTCTGGTGTACGCAGGCACGGCGGCGGTTTATGCGGGCGATGGTTCGACGCAGACGGACATCACCGGCACTGCACCAACTGGCGCATCTGGAAACCGTTGGACAGGCGGGGTGTTGAATGGTGTCCTGATCCTGAATAACAGCGTCGATCAACCGATGTATTGGGGCGGCAACGTATCGAACAACCTGGCCACGTTGACCGGATGGAACAGTGCATGGCGTTGCGCGTCGCTTCGCCCGTGGAAAAACTACCTGTTCGCCTTGGACGTTACCAAAACCGCGACCCGGTATCCGCACATGGTCAAGTGGAGTTCTGCGGCTGATCCGGGCACGGTTCCCGCCAGTTGGAACGAGGCCGACCCTGCTGTAGACGCTGGCGAACTGGACTTGGCGGAAACCACCGACTTTTTGGTGGATTGCTTGCCGCTGGGCGATCAACTCATCATCTACAAACAGTTTTCGATGTACGCCGCAACCTATGTCGGCGGACAGTTCATCTTCAGTTTCCGCAGGATTCCCGGCGACTCTGGCTTGATGGCAAAGGGCTGCGTTGCTTCGGTTCCTGGTGGGCAAATTGCCGTGACCAATGGCGACGTGATCTTCACCGATGGGCAGACTGTCAAAAGCATCGTTTCTGGACGGGTTCGCAAGTGGCTGTTCAACTCGATTGACCCCACCTATTACGAGCGGGCATTCGTCACCACAAATCCGAGTTTCAACGAGGCATGGATTTGTTACCCGACCACCGGAAACACCCTTTGCAATCGTGCTTTGGTCTGGAATTGGGCCGACAACACCTTTACCGTCCGGTCGCTGACCAATGTGACCTATGGTTGCTCGGGCCAGATTTCGGCGGCTGTCGATGATTCGTTTGCTGCTGATTCGGTCAGCTTTGACGAATCCAGCACGACCTTCGATCAGGCGCAATTGCCTCTTTCAAAGTCTCAGCTTGTCTTGGCCACCAGCACACCGCAGATTCTGGCCGTTGACGTTGGAAACGACTTCCACGGAACCGGGTTCACCGCCAGCATTGAGCGCACCGGGCTGGCCTTTGGCGATGCGTCAACCGTCAAAACGGTTCGATCCGTCTATCCCCGCATTGACGGCAACAACGGGTCAACCATCTATATCCAGCTTGGTTCAACGATGGACGTAGAGACACCTTATACGTGGAGTGACGCAGTTCCCTACGTAATCGGGTCCACGTTCAAAGCTGACACGTTTGCGACCGGCAGGTTTATCGGCTATCGCCTATACAGCATAGATACGTTTTCATGGCGTGCGAAATCGCTGGACTTTGATGTGGTGATGAGAGGGCGTTACTGATGTACCAACCGCAATTGCTGACGGCTGGCGACCTTGAGACGCTCAAGCAACAGCTTAAACAAGAGTTTGCAACGATTGCCATGGAGCAGGCACAGCCTAGCGATTACGCGGCTCTTAACACCCTCTACGCGGCTCCAGGGCGAATCTTTGACGGAATGCTTGTCATTGCTGACGGAGCCACATGGAATCCAGGCAGTGGCGCAGGCCCATATGCTCGTATTGGTGGCTCTTGGTCAAAAATGGCGGCTGGATTTTCCCTGACAACCGCAGTCCAGACCGGGGCAACGCTAAACGTCACAGCAACCAGCGGGATGTACGTGGTTCTTTGCGATTGCACCAGCAACGCAATCACCGTGAATTTGCCTACGGCCGTTGGAAATACGTCAATGATAGTTATCAAGAAAACTGATTCAAGCGCAAATTCTGTCACGGTTGACGCATCTGGCACACAGACGATTGACGGAAGCCTGACAGCAGTAATCAGCGTTCGATATGTGTCTCTGTCGCTTGTAAGCGATGGAACGAACTGGAGCATTGTCTAATGTCCTATAACCCTGTCAACGCCAATGGTCAGGCCACGATGGCTAATAGTTCGCCTGTAGTCATTGCGTCCAATCAATCCACGTTGAATACTTGGACGGCAAACACAGGAGCAACGTATCTGCGTTTTTACGCAGTAGCGGCGGCGGCGGGAACGACCACAACTGAAAAGGCTATCACGCTAACGGAATCATCCGGAACCAGCGCAACCTCTACGGGCGCAAGTTTCGTGGTCACATCAGGCAAGAAGTTCAGAATTACCTCGATTGTCCTGGCGACGCGGGGCCATGCAACGGCAACGATTCAATCCACGACCTTTAACCTGCGAATCAACACCGCAGGCGCGGTAACGACCAGCAGCACGCCGGTACTTCTGTCCGCACGATGCGCGACCCCGGCAACCGCTAGCGCATGGGACAGGCTTGTGGTTCCGCTTCCTGATTCAGGTCTAGAGATCCCCGGCGATGGCACGCTTCAATTTGGTATCACAGCGGCGGCTACGTTCACCACGAACGCGCCTACGTGGGATGTTGTCATTCTTGGCTACGAATACTAATCATGGCAGGTTCAGGCACTTCAAACTACGTTGTTTTCCCCGGCAACGAATCCCTATTAACCATTCTTGAGCGCAACGGCCAGCCTGTTGGCTTGCTTGACTAACGAAAGGAAATAACATGCTTCCAGCATTGATTACGGCAGGCGCGTCCATTCTTGGCGGGCTTTTGGGCCGCAAAAAAGGCGCGACCAATCAAGTGCAATCCAACGCGAAGTCAATGGACCCGCGCGTGGACGCCATGTATTTCGGGCAAGGCGGCTTGCTGTCCGACCTGAACGATTGGTATGCAAAGAACAAAACCGGCTTGAACCCTGACATGCAAGCCGGGTTGGATCACATGCGATCTGTTTATCAGTCGCCGCTGGCCACGCAAGGCTATGAGCGCATGGGCAATGCCGGGTATGACCTGATGGGGCGCGGTGTGGCCGGTAATCCGTTTGTCACCGGGCAAATGCCGAACTTCGGCAACCTGCAAGGGCAACAGCAACAGCAATTCCAGATGCCGCAGATGCCGCAATTCACGCGGGCAGGGCAGTACCCCGTGAATCAACCTGCACAACCTGGCCAGCCTGGTATTCCTACTCCCATCACGACGCCGCAACAGGTTGAAGCCCCGCCGACATCAAACCTCGGGCTGTCTCAGCCTCTGTCCTTGTCTGACAACTGGGTGAAACCCGTTGCGCCGACAACCCCAGCCGCACCAGCCGCACCGGCAGCACCAGCCGCACCGACGATGGATGCAGATACCTTCCGCAAGCTGTACGAAGAGGAACTGCGCCGCCGCCGGGAAAGTGAATCCTGGTGGAAAGCCGGATTTGGCGCATAAGGAGGAACCACCATGGCTGAAATGAAGAACCTATACGCCGACCAGTCCAGCGCCAACCCCTACATGTCCGCGCAAGGCCAACAGCGCCAACCCATGCAAAACCTCGGTTTCGGTCAGCAACCCCAGCAGTCCTACGGCCAGCAGCAGCCCGCCCAGAATGGTTACAGCGCCTGGGGCTCCAGCCAGAGCACGCCCGGCACCGGCATGGGCAACCCCTACCTGGGCGCGCAGGCCAACGCGATCACCCAGCAGGCTACGCAAAACCTGCAAAACAACATCATGCCGGGCATCAACTCCGGCGCTGTTGCGGCTGGTGGCTACGGTGGTTCTAGACAGGGCATCGCGCAAGGGCTGGCCATGGGGCAAACCCAGCAGGGCATCACCAATTCCCTGGCCAATCTGTACGGCAATGCCTACGCGAACGATCAGAACCTGGCGAACCAATGGGGCATCGCTCAGATGGGCAACGACACCAGCCGCGCCAATGCCTTGACGGCGGCAGAAGCCAGCAAGTACGGCGCAGATCGTTCCTCTGAGGCTAGCATGTATGGGGCTGATAAATCTTCGGCGGCTTCCATGTACGGCAGCGACAAATCCGCTATGGCGTCCATGTACGGGGCCGACAAGAGCAGTGCGGCCACTATGGCGGCAGCGGCATCGGCGGCGGCTGCGTCCATGTACGGTGCGGACAAATCCTCTGCGGCTTCCATGTACGCCAGCGATAACACGCTCAAAGGCAACACGCTGGCCAGCAACAACGCCCTGTTTGGCAGCATGTACGGGGCCGACTCAAGCCGATTGGCGAGCATGTACGGGTCTGCACTTGGGTTGCAGGGCCAGATGTATGGTGCCGATACGTCGCGCCAAAACGCCATGACGAATGCGATGGCCAGCATGTACGGATCGAATCTTGGGCTGCAAGGCCAAATGTACGGGGCCGATACGTCGCGTGCCAATGCCCTGACGGCGGCGGACGTTCAACGATACGGCTATGACGCCAACCTGTTTGGCAACCTGTACAACACCAATGCAGGTATGTGGAACAACGCTCAGAACAACGCTTCACAACGCTACAACACCGATGCGAACCTCTACGCCAGTATGTACGGCACCAATGCAGGCATGATCAACAACGCTAACAACAATGCCACGCAGATGTACGGGTATGACACGAACCTGTATGGCAACATGTACAGCGCCAATGCCAGCATGTACAACAACAACAACAACAACGCCACGCAACGGTACACCAGCGACCAGAACTTCTACACCAATCAGCGCAATGCCGACCTGAACCAAATGCAAGTCGGTGCCAACATGCTGAACTCTGGCGTAAACGGTGCGGCAGGCGCAGGGCAGGGCGTTTACAACGTGGGCAATACCTTGCTGAATGCGCCGTTGCAATCCATGCAGAGCTACAACAACATCATGCAGCCTGTGTTGAACACAACCGGAACTGGAAATACTACAGTTCAAGGATCGCAAATTGCAGGCGGATTGGGTGGTGCCATTGCAGGCAATCAACTGGCCGGGATGTTTTCAAACAATCTCGGGTTTGGATCGTCAAGCTATGCGCCTAATTACATGGGTTCTAGCCTGAGTTATCCATCTAGCGCAGGTTACGGTTATACCGTTCCTTGGTAAGGGGGCATCATGGGACTACTGGACTTTTACGATGACCCGCAAGCCAACCTGGCATTGGCTGCTGGGCTGTTGTCGGGTGGCAATTTCGGGCAGGCTATGGGGCGCGGGCTTGCTAGTGCTCAGGCGGTGCAAATCGCAGCGCAGGAAAAGCGCCTGCGTGAAGCGCAAGCCAATGAATACGCCATGCGGGCCGAACGGGCAAAGCAGGAACAGGCGCAACAGCAAGCGTCATCCGAGCGCGACGCCTTGTTTCAGAAAGCCTTGCAGCAAGGCATTCCACCGGCTCAGCTTGCACAGTATTTCCCTGAGAAAGTTGACCTGTTGAAGAAGCTGGCTGATGCGCCGAACTTCGGGCGGCAGGCGGTGGCCCGGACGATTGACGGTGTTGACGAAAACAATCGTCCTGTCACGTATCAGGTTGACCAGTTTGGCGAGCGGATTGGTAATGGTATCGGCCAATGGAAAGCCCCGGTACAGGTAAATCAAGGCGACAGACAAACCTTTGTCAATCCGGTTGACCTCAAGCCGATGGGTTCGTTTGGCTTGAATATGTCGCCAGCCGAACGCGACGCTTCCGCTCGCGGGTGGGCCAGCAATGCCATTGCACAGCAGCGGCTAGCCATGGATGCCGGGAACATGATGATGGATGCTGGCGGGCCTGCTCAGGCGGCATTGGTTAAGCAATTTGGGAAGCCTTCTCCCGGCTATCGTTGGAAACCGGACGGTTCACAGGAGTTCATTCCTGGCGGTCCTGCCGATTTGAAAGCGCAGCAACAAAACACCGGGCAGGAAAGCGTTTCCTCTGTCGTGTCTGACTTGCGCGACAAATACACCAAGTTGAAAGACCTGGGCGGCATTGTCAGCACGGAAAACAATTCGTTTTCAAACGCTGCGGCGCGTCTTGGCTCAAGTGGTGTCGGTCAAGCGTTTGGCGGGGTTGTCGGCACTCAATCGCAATCATCGCGTGACGCGATTGAAATGGCGCGTCCTTTGCTGCTGGCGTCCATCATGAAAGCCACTGGAATGTCGGCTAAGCAAATGGACTCCAATGCCGAATTGAAACTGTGGCTGGCAACGGCAACCGATCCGACAAAAGGGCTTGAGGCAAACCTTGAAGCACTGAACCGAATCGAAAAAATGTACGGTTCTGGCAAAGCCTTGCAGCCTTCGGCTCCAAAAAAGCCAATAGCGCAAGGACTGTATAACAAGCGCAAAGTCATCAAATACGATGACGGGAGCATTGAATATGCAAATTGATGAGCGGCTGATTCAATGGCAACCGGTTGACACCGAAGAAGACAAAAAAAAGGCGCGCATTGATGAGCGCATGGTGAAATGGGAGCCTGTCAAAAAATCTGACACCTCTCTAAACATCGCCAGCGGCATCATGCGCGGCGCTGGCTCGATTGGTGCCACGCTGTTGGCCCCCATTGATGCGGCGGCTCGTGCAGTCGGTATCAGCAACGACTTCATCGGGCGCACTGATCGGCGCGCTGCAATGGATGCGGCGCTAAGTGGGCTCGGTGCCGACGCCGATTCATGGGCATACAAAGGAGGCAAGCTGGCTTCCGAGATTGCGGGGACTGCTGGTGTCGGTGGCGCATTGGCGGGCGGCGCTCGGTTTGCTGCACCAGCATTGGCAACAAAAGCGGCCCCGTTGATTGAATCCATCGCATCGGGAGGGTTCAACGTCGGCGGCATGGCTGGCATTCCGGCCATTGCTACGCGGGCGGTCGGTGGCGCGATCAATGGCGCGGCGGCGGCTGGATTGGTCAACCCAGAAGATGCAGCCATGGGCGCAGCCATCGGAGCGGCAACACCTGGCGCGGTGCAGGCCATTGGCGCGGTTGGGCGTGGTGTGGGCAATGCTTACCGATCCATGCGAACGCCGGAAGTTGTCAAGATGGCGGAGAAACTGGCAGCCTCTACAGGGCGTCCTTTGGATGAAGTGCTGGCTGTTCTTGAGCAACAAGGTCCGCAACTGTTGCCGGGTTATCAGGCCACGGTGCCACAGTTGCTTCAAACGCCTGAACTCAGCCAGTTGCAGCGATCTTTGAAAACGGTTGGAACAAACGCCATCGGTGATGCAGAGCGGGCGCAACAGCAAGCCATGAGGGCCGGTCTGGAACGCATCGCTCCGATTGATAACACCGTCAACGACGCAGCTACGCGGGCTGGTGATGCCATTCAGCGGTATTACGGATCGGCTCGCAAAGCGGCAGGCGACCGTGTTACAAAATCTTTCGAGGCGGTTGATCCGTTTGGAGAAACGTCGATCAATCTGCCGCTTGATGCCATGCGCTCGGCAAAAGCAAAGTTTCTCGGTCCTGGCACGTTTGGCGCTGGTGGCGATGTGGACAAGGCTATTCAAACCGCCGAATCGGTTGGGCTGGATGTGTTGGACGCCATCAAACCGGCAAAACAGATTGTCGGGCAGGATGTAGCAAAAGCGGTTCGATCCGCTGGCGGCATTCGTGGAACGGGTGGCGAGTTGCGCGACCTTGGCATCAAGCAATCCGGCACGACAGGCATTGTGAACAACAAGAGCGGTCGGGCCTTGGACTTGATGGCAGAGGACATGGCGAATCGTGGCTTCATCAAGAACGCCGACCCGGATGAATTGCTGTCTGCTCTGTCCGATTCGATTGGCAAGCGTGGCCGCTCGTTTGGATACGATGTGCCGGAAGAAGTTTTGCAGGGCGCTTTCGAGTCGGCCATGGGCGATGCACCTGGCGCAATGACGATTGCAAAAGGCGTCCCATTCCAAACGATGCAGAATCTTCGTTCATCCATTGGCGACGCTGCTGAACGGGCGGGACGTGCTGGGAACAATCAGGAGCGCGCTGCTTTGCGCGGCATGGTCGCTGCGATTGATGACAAGATCAATTCTGTTGCTGGCGGCGCAAAAGATGCGGGCGAATACTTCCCGCAAGACATTGCAAACCAGTACCGTGAAGCACTCAAGATGCACGCGGATAAAAAGCTGCAATTCGATACCGGCCCGCAGTACTTGATGGGGCGCAAAGGGGCTGACGGATTGCCTGCGGTGGAGGGTGCGGAGATTCCTGGCAAGTTCTTTAGTTCTCGGGCGTCTCAGGTGCAGGATATGCAGGCGTTCAAAACGCTGGTGAAGGACAAACCTGCCTTGATGGACGATATGAAGCGGTTTGCCATCACGGAAGCCGCTGCCACTGGCAACGTCTCTGGCGATTTGACGTCCAAGTATTTGAAGTGGATGGAGTCTCGTTCTGGTGCGGCCAAAGAACTGTTTTCTCCTGGCGAGTTGGCAACCTTGAAAGAGGTCGGCAACGCTGTTGAGCGGCAGATCAAAACCGAAGGCCTGGGTCGCGTTACCGGGTCCGATACGGCTCAAAAGCTGGCATCCATTCAGTCGCTCGGACTGTTGGACAGTCCGGCTGTTGATGTCTTGGCAAGAAAGATTCCGATTGTTGGCAGTTTCACCGGGCCAGCCTTGGACGGGTTGCGTCAGAACGCGGCGAAATCCCGTAATGCCATGATGGCCGAATTATTGGCCAGCCCTGAATCCATGGCGGATGCGCTGCGGAAAGTTCGCAAACCTTCTGCCGGGTTGCTTGATGATGCGATTGATTGGGCGTTACCGCTCACTTCTCGTGCCGTTCCTGTCGGTCTGCTCGGCCTGTAGCTGCGCGCCAGAAATTCCAAGCGAAAGCCAGAACGCACAGGACGCCGAGCTTTACCAACATCCATTCGATGTAAGTCATCCCGCCACTCTACAGCAAAGCCGCAATTGTGCGGCTTTTTTCACGACGCCGACAGGCTGAAAGCAACCGCAGGGAACAAAACCGAGAGCAGCAAAGCAGCCCACCATGACCATCGCTACATCACACCAATCGTCCGGGGGTAATCAGCAATGACCCCGGCTCAAGACATGATCAACCTTCTGGCCGGCGTCGGCTTCAGTGCGCTTGGATGGTTCGCCCGTGTGCTGTGGGTAGCCGTGCGAGATCTGGAAAAAGACCTCGCAAAGCTGCGCGAGGAACTGCCGCGCACGTACCTGCCGAAGGCCGAGGCGCGCGAGGCCATTGCCGACCTGACGCACGAGATGCGCGAGAACTTCGCGCGGTTGTTCACATTGCTTGAGACCAAGGCCGACAAATGACATCCTTCGATCACGCCTTTGATCTGTTGATCAACCACGAAGGCGGCTACGTGTTCGACCCGCGCGACCCGGGCGGAGAAACCCGGTTCGGCATCAGCAAGCGCAGCTATCCAAACCTTGACATCAAAAACCTGACGCTGGCAGCGGCGAAAGAACTCTATCGCGTTGATTTTTGGAACCGCGCCCAGTGCGACCGACTGCCGCCCGACCTGGCGTTTGATGTGTTCGATGCTGCCGTCAACAGTGGCATTGGACAGGCGATACGGTGGCTGCAACGATCCGTTGGCGTGGCCGACGATGGCGTGGTGGGGCCGCTCACGCTGGCGCAGATTCAGCGCATGGATGATGTATCAGCCATCCGGGCAAGGTTCAACGGGCACCGTCTGGAATTCATGACGCGGCTATCGACGTGGGACACATTCGGACGCGGATGGGCTAGACGCATCGCAACCAATCTACAGAAGGTGGGCGCGTGATAGCCATCCTGTTCATCCTCGGCATCGCCATTGCCGCAGTTGTTGCCGTGGCTATCTGCGCCTTGGTGAGGCACGACTGATGCGCGTGCTTCAGACGCTGATCATCTTGCTGTTGTGGCCTTGGTGGACGCTACGCGCAACGGTGCTGTGCGCTATCGGCGTGGCCTTGATCGTATCCCGTCAGATTCTCGACCTGTGGGCGGGGCATCCCGCAGGCGCAAACAAAGCCCAGAGGAAACCGCTATGAACACCGTTGTCATCATCCTGCAACTGCTTCCAGCCCTGATTACAGCCATCAAGGCGATTGAAGATGCCATCCCTGGTAGTGGGCAGGGCGAGGCCAAATTGGCGGCTGTGCGGGCCATCCTAGAGGCTGTGGATGGCAGTGTGGCGAAGCTCTGGCCTACTATTTCAGCCGTCATCGGGGTGCTGGTGGGTCTGTTCAACAAAACTGCGGTGTTCAAGCAATGAGTCGCCTATCCGCCATCCTGGACTTGTTTCGATACGGTGGTGAGGTTGCCAATGCCGAAGCCTGGAAACGTGGACAAGTCACCGTCAACAGCCTCGTTGCCATCCTCGCGGCTCTGGTGGCCCTATCGCGTTCGTTCGGCTATGACATTCCGGTTAGCAACGATGGTATTGCTGCCATTGCTGGCGGGGTGTTCGCTGCCACCAATCTGGTCTTCACAGTCGTCAGCTCAAGCCGCGCCGGACTACTCCCTGCTAAGCCTGTGCAGCCCGACGGCTTCCCTGAGATTACAGGAACCGATGGCCCTGAACCCTCCGCTGTGGACAAGTACGATCAGTCCTTTCCACGGGATCAAGGTGGAGGGGGTTGACGTGGGGTTTCGGTGCCGGTGGTGAGTTGTCAAGCAATCGTTGACAACTGAAATTCACGCCCGCACTGGATTGCACCAGCTTCGTAACCGTTCCTTTGGGCCTGTTGGCTATTTACGGGCTGGGCGTGAATGAATTGATGGCGGCCACGTTCCCGCGACCCGACGCCTTTGATTACGGTTGCCCGTGTTGCGATTGCTCGCGGCGCTTGACCATCACGGCTGCGGACTGGCTCTCTATTGGCGGCCACCAACTTGCTTGTCAGCCCTTTGGGTTACACCAATCCGCATGCGTGATAGTGCCGTCTCTCCGGCTGTCTCTGTGTTTGCCTGCCCACGCCCACAGTTGGCGACTGGTAAGTACCGATTTCGATCACAGGCCTCTACACCCGGCGTTTCGCTATGCCGGGTCGCGTGATGTTGCGTGTACTTTGCACCATCATCTAGTCGGGCCGGTGCTGATCTCCGGCTTCAGGCTCGTTTACCCGCTACGGCCTTGGCGTCAGCCCATTGCTGGGAGCGGCTCGATTTAACTTCCCGCCAGCGCATCAGCCTGCGCATTCCGACTAGATGATGGTGCCTGATGACTCGGCATGTAGCCGCCCTGCACAGGCTTCGGGTGGTTGCGGTAGTTGGATTCGAACCAACGACCTC